TAAGTTCTTCTGAGGTTAATTGTTCAAAGTAGTCATCTGGAAGATCATTTGTGAAATGTATCTGTGTTGGCATTTCTTCGCGATCTTCTGAAACTGCCCCATTAAGTAGACGCCGTATAGTGTTCTTACCTTCATTGACGTTGAGCATTAGTAGTTCATGGCCTCCAGTACGACTCTGCTTAAACAGGTCACTGGTAACAGAAGATGAACCCTTGATAGCCATTACGTTTTTACGAGCACCTGCGAAACGATAGATAGTGGCTGTTGCGTTACCGTTTGATGAGTCAATGAATGATCCAAGTACTTTCACCTTGCGGCCTGATACGGTTGTTAGTGTCGCGTTCAGGAAGTTGTCTAACTCTGTGTAGGCTTTAGCACCGGGTTTAGTACAGTCTGGTGCGTAGAATGATCTATGGTCCAGTACGTATACGTTCTTCTCTGAGAATCCTACTGTGGTTACTTCAAGGCGGTCTAATTGCTGGTCTATGCCGTGGGTAACTGCTAGTACATCGTCTGGTATGTTCTTAATGTCGAATGAACTATCACGAAGGTTTTCTAACAGTACTGAATCCAATTCAGCATTCATTTCATCATCCCAGGGTAAACCAAGGGCATTGTTGTAGAAACTCATGAGATTGAATTCAAAGTGTGCCTGTGCGAATTCACCAACTAATCTACGAATTGATGTAATAGGTGAATATAAACGAGATATTAAAAATCCTGCTACGTCTTTTACATCTGGATTAGTGATAACCCATTTACCTAATTTAACCATTCTAATACGTTGTGCTTCTGTGATTTCTTTATCGCATTTAGGGCAATGTAAGGCGGCTGTTTCTTCATCTGGAATAGCACGGCGACCGCCATTAATAGTTTTCCAATCAAAGCGTACATTTTCCCATAGTAATTCGTGTTCGTGTTCACAATGGGGGCATGGTACGTAGTATTTTCGCTGGTCACTTAATTGATATTCAGTACATATCAAATCGTCTTTAAGTTTTGGAGTACTTGCCACCATTACTAAACCATCAGTAAAAGTACTAGCACGTTGTTCGCTCAGGCGTAATGGGTTCCCCTCCTCACCATCTGCTGAAATAGAACTCACCTCGTCCAAGAACAAACGCTTAATTGTTTTTCCGCGTAGAGTACTTGCCGCGTTCAAGTTAAGCCAATAAAGAAAATTACCATCAACCATTTGTGTTTGATCGGCATTGTTTGCGAAGTTCTTATTATTCTTGTCGGTTACTATGCTTTTCAAAATCGGGCTACGAGAAATAACGTTATCAAATTTGCCCGTTTTCATTAGTTTGACTTCTTTACCAGTACTACTAGCAAAAGCCATGTTGCTGTTATCATTTGCCATAAAATACATAGCAGCATTTAGCATTACTGTGGTTTTTAATAGTTGTGCTGAAGATTGAAGTACTACTTTACGTACTCTGGGATTAGTAACTATATTCAATGGTTCTTTTTGAAACTCAAATAGTTTAAGCCGTTGCCCCCCCATCGGCCCGTCTGGAAATGTTAAATTTTCTTCACACCATTCACTGGGATTCATTTTCTTTGGCGGTAGAATCTTTTTCACTGCCTGGTTGATTATCCTCGTCAACTTGTCCTTGTTGTTCATCATTTTCTTCCTCTGGCATCTCGTATTCCTGAGAGCCAATTTCATTCAGTACTTCGTCTATGAAGACTGCTAGTTTTGTTTTAAGTGTTAGTGCATCCTCTGATTCAAAGAGTTCTAAGTAATGCTTCTGTGGGATTGTGCGTAGGTAGTTTTTGAGTTGACTGAAGTATTCACTAAGACTGGATTCTAAGTAAGATGTATCCACCACCATCCCAAGTTGCTTATCAAGTTCAAGTTCGGCCTGAGTTGCTTCTGCTGTCATCCTGCGAAGGCGTTCGCGGTCAATCTGTTCGCGTAAGTCGGTATCTCGAAGTGGATTTATTACTTCATCAACGATCCATTTGCGGATCTGTGTTTCAGGCCATGACATATCGAGTCCACGTTGTGCCACCCATGATTGCCGTATGGTTGATTCATCGTAGCCGTACTGTTGTGCGAGGGAACGTATTGAAAGTGTGTTACTCATAGTTTTTCCTTTTGGTTAGCTATGAGTATTTATGCGGGGCGGGATGAGGTTTTTAGTTCACATATAAAAAAAATAATTCGCTGCGAAACCTCACGATCTTAGTAAACGTCGGGGAACCTTTTGGTTGCTTTAGTTATTATTCCATGTGAAATTAAAAAGATTTGATTAACTTTTTGAGATTTTTCTTATAGATTCGACTTTCCGAAACTTTTCTTTTAGATAACAATGGAGTTGTTATGAAACTTAGACAGATTGAAATCACAAATTTTCGAGGTATTGGCTACGCAAAGATTGATTTAGAAAATTTTAATACGTTGATAGGTTCAAACAACATCGGTAAATCAACAATTTTAAAAGCAATTCAATTACTTTTAAATACTTCAAATCCAACCTCTGAGGATTGGCCTTTCCGAAAAGCTAGCGAAAGTACTCTAATAATCTCTGGTACGTTTTCAGATCTTACTGAGGAAGAGTTGACCAAACCCTCTATAGTAAAATTAGTTCATGATGATAACCTTAAACTAAGGGTCACAGCCTCATGGAACAACGATCTCAATTGTATTGACAAACCAAGATACGAAGCTTATTCAAGAGTAATTGAAATTGAAGGGTTTACAAACAAAATCACTGATGCACGTAAAATACCATTCATAAAAGCTATAATCGATGAGCTAGGCTTTAATTCCGTAGATTTGTTTAAAGAAAATATTGACTTAATTAAAGAGATTGCACTTGAAAAGCATCCTGACATAGTGACTGTGAGTCATAAATGGTCTTCTGATAGTATTAGTATTAACAATCATCTTCAACAAGCTATTCCACATGTACTATATATTCCGGCATGTTTCAAAATTGAAGATGACCTGAAATCTCAAAAAGGCACACCTTTTGGTTTTTTATTTACAAACCTAATATTCCCTTTCTTACAAGAAGACAAGTCTTTTACTACATATACTGATTCAGCCAAACACTTACAAAAGAAAATGAGAGGTGAAATTCCTGGTGAACTTATTGAGGGGATTGATACTTTAATGAGCGGCATATCTACCTCCCTCAACCAAATCATGGATTTCAAGTCTAAAGTTAAGTTGTCAGTTGGTGATATAGAAATAGATCAAGTGTTTATGAAGGCTGCCACATTACTGATTGAAGATAAACTAGAGACTCAGCTTGATTATCAGGGTAGTGGTGTTCAAAGAGCATTGGCATATGCTTTACTTGAAGCAAATGCATTGTTTACTGCTTCTGCCAGCAATAGAACAACTGTAATACTTTATGAGGAACCAGAATTATACATACACCCTCATTTAATGCGTATCCTTCGGAACTGTCTTAGAGACAAATCCAAACTCGAAAACTGGCAAGTTATTGCAAGTACTCATTCCCCTTTTCTCATTGATATTGCTGAAAACCCTACCTCTTTAAAATTGATTAAAGAGGATCAAAATGATACTCGTACTGTTCATCAAATATCAAAATCTATTTTCGAAACTGAGGGACTTTATAATGAAAGAGATATGCTTCGTGCTGCTCTAGATTTTCATCCAACTGTATGTGAAGCTTTTTTTGCTAAACGTGTGGTAGTTGTCGAGGGTGATACAGAAGTTGCTATATTAAGATTTGCTGAAGACCTTTGTAATAAAAGAGATGTTCCAGTTGATTTAATAAAGGATACCACCATAGTTTCTGCTGGTGGAAAATGGACCATCCCCGCAATTGCAAGGATATTAGTTGCCTTAAAAATACCATTTAAAATAGTCCATGATTTAGATAGAAAGGGTTTATCAGATGATGAACTACTTAACCTAACTGGATTTAATGAATACTGTGCTAACGCAAAGATTGAATCAATAGCCGGAGCAGATAAGGTTTATAAAGTAGATGATACTTTCGAACATGTCTTGTGGAGCGTTGAAGATGGTGAAAAGATACCATCCGAAGGTGGTAAACCATATAATGCATGGAAAAGAATAAAATCCTATGTTGATGGCGAAATACAGTTACATCCTAAGTGCATTACTAAACTTGATGAAATATTAAATTTCATTTATCAACCTTAGTTATCATTTGCTATCCCCATTTAATACACGGGGATAGTTTACTTTTTAAGTATAATTCTACATATAAATTTTTTATAGGCTTTCCAAGAACACATGGTTAACCTGTGTACTGACACATTGAGGAACATGCTTTACATGATCACTGTAAGAGTGCGGTTTCGTTACTCGAGCCTCATTGATTACACATCCATTACTTGACATTCCATTAAATTGAGCCTTGTTATAGTGGCACTGGAGTTAGAATTGAGTTCTGTAGTACTTATCTGCACCTCATCAGTGAAGTACAGGAGGTAGTATTTTTCTTCGTTATTGTTATACTATCTTCTTAACATGTTATTGCTCATTAGTTATGTGATGTATTTGTCATGTTTCTTTCTAATTCAATAACTTTATGACATTTAGGTGTTTTTAGGTTTAGGTATAAAACCATGATCGGCAAGGTATGGAAGATAGTTAAAGAAGTTATAATTGGTACAATATTGCTATTAACACTATCGCTAGTAATATCTGGTGCTTTGAAAAACGCAGGGATAATCGAGCACCCTAGTTTTTTCATCTCCATCGGCATTTTTCTCAAGAGTGTTGAATATGGTAACCTTTCAGATTGGATCAGTAGTTTAAGTACTTTATTTACCTTATTAATAGCCCTGGCAGCTTATTCAAAATGGCAAGAGACAAAGTATAGAGATGACTCCTATCAGATTCAAAAAGATATCATCACAAAGAACTACTATTCACTTTTTAAAACAATTGACGACGTGAATGTTAAGATAAGGGAAATTAAATTTAAATGTCTGGACTTGCATCATAGTTTAAAGAAAAGTGTAATTGAGAACATGCAAGAAAATCTCATTGATTTTATTTCTAAGTTAGAATCAAGCAGCCATGAGATCAAGAGGAATATTGAAATTCTATCGATGTTTAACTGCCATTTAAATGAGAATTTTAAAAATGTTAATCACAACATTCTTCAATATATTGAAATAACCAACACCACAATAAGAATAATTACAAATTCTCTTGAGGGCATTCAAATGGAGCAATTTGAAATCATGAGGAAAAAATCACTTGAATATTTAGCTTCAGGAATAACGGCATATGAAAAAAATGTTAACGTTCTAAAAGAAGGAAGATCTTATTTGTACAATTCCGACGTTAAACTGCATGAGTTTTTTGAATTTAAACCAAATAAATGAGTTTATTTGGTACTCAAGCGTCCTTCCGTACCTTCTACCCAATCTGTTCTAAAATTACCTCTAGTACTAGTAGCTTCTCACGATCCTTATGAGTAGCTACTAATTCCTCATAGTTCAGTGCTTTTCTACTATCGTGTAAGCCATTAAAATACCCACTTAGTCTATAAATTTTTTTATTCCTAAACTTACTGTAGGAATTTTTCTGGTAACTCAACCAACTTTTTAGCATTTAGCATCCTAACTTTTTGCCTAAGGATGGTGTTAATCTTCTAATGTTAAGCAACAAGCTGCCGATACTCCTTGGGTACAATTTCATTTTAAGGAAGAACAATGAAGAACCCGATAACACAAGAAATGATCATGAGTACTCTCGATTGGGCGTACGAAAAGGCACTAACATCTTTACCAGGTATTGATAGTGCTTTTGAGATGGCAGAGGATTACAAAGCTCAAGAAGGTACTCTTGAAGACAAAGTAAACTCACTTATCAGGTGGCAAAACACTAAAGCAGGCACAACGGGCTTTCTTACTGGCTTAGGTGGAGCACTGACCTTACCTGTTACAATCCCAGCTAACATCGCTACAGTGTTCTATGTTCAGATCCGTATGATTGCAGCTATAGCTGTCATGGGCGGCTATGACGTCAAGAACGATCAAGTAAAATCTCTCGTCTATGCTGCCCTGACGGGTAATGCTGCCAATGAAGTACTTAAAAATACTGGTATACAGTTGGGTACAAAATTAACTACTTCATTGATCAAAAGTATCTCTGGCGAGACTATCAAAGCAATAAATCGTGCAGTAGGTTTTCGGCTAATCACTAAGTTCGGTCAAACAGGCTTAGTAAACCTCGGGAAAATGCTTCCTATCCTTGGTGGTGTGATTGGCGGTACTTTTGATGCTGTAAGTACAAACATCATCGGCAATGTTGCACGCGATGCTTTCATAAAAGGAAGCCCTTACATCATTGATGGTGAGTTAGTCCCCCAACCAGCACCACAAGAGTAATGAAACCTAGCCGATTCGCGTAGTGAATATCGATTGAGGGTATTCATTGAGTCGGCTCTACAACGCAGCGATACTTGCCCAATCACTTTTAAGTACTTGATAGTTGTTAAGTACTTCTGTGAGTTCAACACGAACACACAAGGCAACGCCGCGTAGTTACTCACGAAGACGTCAGGCCAAATCACTTGCCGAGTAAGTACTGATCAGTAGTCGGTAGACAGAAAACGAACCCGCGTTCTTTGGAGTACTTCAGTGCGACAAAAACGCAAGTTCTGATCTTATCTTTGAGTTTTATAGAGACTTACGAGCAAAGCGAAGTATGGCTCTTTGAGACTGAATGATATGTAAGTCAGTTACTTTAAAGTAAGAAGTAAAAGTAATATTATATTAAGTTACGGTTATTCTTAAAAATGACCAAAAGTGCATATAAAATGAATAATAAAGGAATTTTATGCACAAAATGAGCATTTTAACGCATAATTACGCACAAATAAATCATCTCGCAAAATCATAACCGTATTTTTCATTCGCGTGTTACGTTTATAGTTACGGTTATCGAATAGTCTGTAGAAAGGCGATAATTTCACCTACTGATGCATTAGCGTCCCACAGTTCTAGTACTGCCTGCTTTTGATCATCGTTCATTGGCTTTTGAGTAAGTACTTTTTCCATTGCTGCTTTGATTCCACACAATAGGCCGCCGCCTTCTACAAATGCTTTCAATGATTCAGCAACTGAGATACAAGCTTTCTTGTACTTTTCGATAGATGAATCGCTGTTTGGTAACTTCTTAGATCTGTCTGTGCGGTAGATGGTCAGATGGTGTAGTACTTGTGCTTTAGATAGCTCGCTAGCGTTACGTATGATGTAGTAGACATCTTCAACGGGTAACTTGTACTTTCCGAGCGATGGACAATTCTGTATGGCTTCATTAATAATAATTTTGGCTTGAGGGGATAGACTATTGTAGGTAATACGTTTCAATGCCTCGTTGAGCTTTGTGTTGTTGTGAATTACTTCCTTTTTAGCCATGGTTCCCGCCTGATAAATAGTTGTGTAGATAGTTCATGTTTCTACGCTCCTTCGTATTGATTGCCCGGTATGGTTCTAACATACCGGGCTTTTTTATAGATATTGTGTGTGTTTCTTCTAACGCTGGGTATAGTTTCACACTAATTACTTTTCACTCTCTTATACCAGTCTTCATACTCAGGTAAGCCGTTCGCCATTAACTTTCTGAAAAATTCCTTATTACAGTTGACTTTGAGCACATTACAAATACGAGCAGATGATATTTTACCGCATAGAATATTTTCATACTGGTGAAAAGTTAAATTGATAAATTTTACTTTTTCTTTTTTTCTGACTGACTTGTTGAGATTTTTTCGGTTAGTTCTTATCGTCTTCATATCACACCTCCTTAATCGCATAAGAGTTGATCAGATATTGAATAGCCCCACTATTGCTCTTGGCTAATCCCTTGTCGATAATGTCTTGTAGGACTTTCTCTTGTGTTTCATTGAGGCGTACACCAACACCTTTTGTTTTGTTTTCTTTCATGTGACCTTCCTTTGTTCACAAAATTATATTTTTTACGCACGAAAAAGTACCCCAATGTCACGAGGGGTATTTTTCATGGTGGAGATTGATATCTACGTTGACCGAGCAGAACCGGTTGTTTGTATGATTATACCGCAGGATTTTTTTTCGTTCCAAAAATCTGATGTAGTTTTTCAGTTCTTTGATTCGGCTTAGTGCCAGTAGTGAAGAATACTCTTGCTGACTATCTTTAATGTTAATGGTATCGCGATTGATGTTAGTAAAACTGTGATCATATGATTCTCCCTTTCATATATTTATCAATTCGCGGTAAAACTGCTCTAAATTAAAACCGGCCATAGCATTGACCGACACAAGTTTTTAGTTGTGTTTATAACCTTTGTTACTTAGACATTAAGTATTTTGCGAATTCAACAAATTCATCAAAGTGCCCTTCAACATCTTGCTGAAGTTCACCATCGACATACGCTACCATACGACCTGCTTTATCGGTAAAGTAGAAACTGTCATCCGCGTGATTGTGTTGAACAGTACCTTTATCAGTGAAGTATAATGTTTGCAGTATTGACTCGCCTTCAAATGGGGATACCTGATTAGTATCATCATTCTCTAAACCCTGATGGATGGTATAGACCAACTTTCCATCAATCCAAATTTCTTTATCTTGTTCTTCTTTATCGAAGTCAGTTGAATAAAATAAGTGCTTCTCAATGATATTCATAATTATTTTCCTTATAGGATATCCGCTACAGTTAAGTAGAGTTTTATGTGATTTTATGTATTAGGTTTTATCAGGCAGATTGCTTGACGGGTTTGATATTAACCTGGGAGTTTGAAATGGTCAATTTGACTTAAGTTAAGATTTGGGCTCGAAATTTGACAGTCTAATATCTAATTTGTTATCGTTTGTGCCGAGTATAGTTTAGCCTTTTTTGGGTGGGAAATTGTAATACTTCAACTTGACTTTCTTGATATTTTCTGCAATTAGTCATCTACAAATCTTGATATTAATAG